GTGCGGGAAGTCTACGCCGACGAGCGAGTTATCGACCGGATCGACGGTAAGCGCATTGCCATCGACATCGACTAGAATTTTTGGCTCTGGATTGGCCCACTGAGCAAGCGCCGGGCTTAAAAACGCCAACGCCACAAAAAGCAAAACCAGAAAACGGTTCACGTAAAAAGACATCTTAAACTCCTACTTCTGAATTCCGGGGCCAAGCCAGTTGAACGCCTCGACCCGGCTGTCCTCTGGACCGCGCATAGTGTGGCCGGGCGGGTAATTGTAGGTCGCAAACCTAACCCCTGAATACCGGACCCGCGCCCACCCGTTGCGCGCCAAAAATCCACCCATCCCCGTCGTGTTGCTCATATCGTCGTAAAACTCGCCGTCGAAAATCAGTTTATCCTCGACCGTCCCGCCAAAGTGATATTTTCTGTCGTGGTTCACACACGCCGTTTTCCACCAGAAGTCACAGACGCCAGAACACCCGTCCGACATTGAATCGTCCCACGGTGGCGGATTTGGGTCTTGTTTGGCCATTGGTTTTAATCCCCGTCAGCGCGCAAGTCACCCTTGGGGGCAATCCTTGCAATGAGTGCCGATTTAGCGGCAGAGAACACGTCCACGACCCCGTGAAGTACCGGCGCGATCAAAGTTGCCATTGCCACCGCCTCGGCTGGGGATAGCGTCAATTCGTAATGTGCAAACAGCTTGATTAGAAGGACGCTCGCCATTCCGGCGCTACCCGCCGCCGCCGCCGTCTTACCCGTGCCGTTCATAATTTTCGCCTTTCGCGAACTTGCGGAACATCAACGCCCACTCCGGTCCCGTACCATGGTCAGGATTGCAATTGTAGTGCTTATCCCAATAGCAGCCCAAGCCGTCAATGTCTTTGCTATCTGGCAGCGGTTGCGGGACCATCCAAAATTTAATCCTCGCAATCGCGCAGGAAAAATGCGGGTTCCCGGAAAGCTGTGCCTTGTTTGACATCGCCCTCACGGCGAAATCATTTACCGCGCCGAGGATGTCCGGTCGTTGAATTCCAAGATACCTGTGATAGACGTCATCGAAAGTTTCCGGCTCGATCTGGAAAAACGATAGTGCGGGCCCTCCGATCTGCGTAATGTGCCGGAAATTACCTGATTCCTTTATGGCCGTACCCAATAGAAGATTTTCGGCGGCCTTCGATTCGAGGCGCGTATCGGTTTCGCCCAAATAACGTAAAACTGGCCTGATAATGTGAGTCCTGAAATCGCCCGCGATACTCATGGCGCGCGCTCCGCTATTTGCTTTTGAACCGCCGCGAACACGTTTTCCGCATTTTCCAGTTGTTCCCAGCCAGGGCCAACCGCGCGCATCCGATTAAGCGCGGATTCCGCCGCGACCATATTTCCCATTCGAATTTCGATGATGGTCTTGTGCCAGAGAAGATTGCCCGAATGCGGGTCCTGTTCCAAGGCACCATCAACAATGGATTTGGTGACGTCAGGAGGCACCCATTGCGCCGACATGAACCACGAGGCGTTTCCTTCTCGGATATAGTAGGGGATGGGAAAAATGCTCTCCGCGCGGACCGAGCTTAGGAATGCGTTGGCGACGTCTCCGCTGCGTTGGGCAAACACAGACTTCGACATTTGGTATTCGCCGAGCGCCCCCGCACAGGCATAGGCAAATCCGATCCCGACGAGAATTATTTTGAGGGCCGTTTTTGCGCCAGATAGCCAGCATGGAGCATCGCGACAAACAGAGAGTGCGGCAGGAAGGCCGCAAAGTGAAATAAGCCAAGAGCCAGGAAGGCGACTGTTGTAAGCCATGCTGCCAGTTTTTCCCTTGTCTCAATGGTTCGGCGCAAAATGATGGCGATGAAGGCCAGCCATAGCGCCAATGCGACCACCCCCCCTTCAAAAGCTATTGTCAAAAAATCATTGTGTGCCGTGCGGGGCCTGCGGTTGAAACTATACTCAGTTTGCGATGCGTCAAGCACAGAGTTTGCATATTTTGGATATATGGGCCAAAACGAGCCCGCGCCGTGACCAAAAACCGTAATTCCCGATGCCGTGTTGGCGGCCAGAACAATGCGATTTTTGACCTTTATGTGCATGAATCCAGAATTTCCGTAACCATCAACACCGAGCGTAAACGGGTAAGCGCACAGTGCGCCGACGGATATTACCAAAATCGCGACAGCCACCTTGCGCGATAGCCTCCACATCGCCGCTACGGCGGTTCCTGCTATCCCCACGACAGCGGCTTTGGAAAGAGCCAGCACAAGCGCCGGAAAACACAGGATGGCCACCACGCGCCCCCAAATTCTTCCCCCGCAGACGATTAATGGAACAATCGCCAGCACGGCGGCAGCCGCTAGATAATTCGCATTGACCATCATGGCGGCAGGCGTCGTTGGCGTCGTGGTGAATATGCCGAACTTCTGGCCTATTTGAGCCGATGAAACGATAGGAACCAGACCGGACTTCATACCAACGGCAACAAGTGCATTTATGGCTACACCGATTCCAAACGCGAAAACGCAATGCCGATACTGCCTCGCGTCCAATGTACTCGCCGCCGCAAAAATCATCCCCGCGAGCGCAAATTTCCACACGCGGTCAAAAGCCATCCACGGGGAAACAGACCAGAACGACGAGGCGGCCAACCAAATGATGAGCGCGCAGCCGGTCCAATGCGCGGCTGTCATGCGCGGGCGGCAGAAGAAAATCAGGATTGGGGCGATAAGGCTGGCCAGAAGCCACTTCGGGATGTTGCCAGGCTCGATGAAAAAATTAGAGTATCCGAGCGGCAGGATGAAAAAGAACGCGGAAATGAGAAAGGGCAATCAACCGCCCTTCCCGAATATGTCGGTCCAGAAAGCCTTGGCCGCGATTCCACCAACCGCCGCGATGACCATGATTTTCCAACGAGTGATGGTGTGCATGGATGAATATGCCCATTGAACGGCATTACGAACCTTGTGGCGATCCTCGTACCTAAAACCCGTGACAGCTTCTATCACGACTTCCCGCGCCTCTTTATTGGCGGCCTTCATTTCGTCGACCATCTTGGCCAGCCGGACGTCGAACATGGGAATTAGTTTTGCCTCGACACGAAGCGCGACAATTTCACCGATACGGTCAGCAGCATCTTGTTCGCCCAAGATAGCCCCTTCACAGTTCATTGTTGCGCCTCAACTTCCGAAATACCATAAAACAGTTGTTTTTGAAAGACCATCAGGGAACCCCCCATTTTTTGACACCTCCAATTTTTCGGTTTTCTTTGAAAAGCGCCAGGTGGTCCCGTCGGCGTAAACCCGAACGCTTCCGCCAATACCGGACCAAGCCAAACCCAAAAGGTCGATTGCACAACGAGGCTCTTTGACGACAAGATAAAGACGGCCAGGGGAAATTGTTTTCAGCAAACCGTGGCGAGTAAACCGCATGATAACAAAGACGACACATATCGACATAGCGGCGACTGAAAGCGCCCAAAATTGCGGGTTTTCCAATTCAAGATAATCGGCACCGATGTTTGTAACCGCAAATGTCGTGGAAATAAAAACCGCCGCTGCCGTTGCGGCTTTCAACAAAATCCGACGAAAACCGACCGCCAGATAAAGAGCCAGACACATCGCGACGGTCGCTAAATCTTCCGAATGCAGATAAATGGGCCAGTGGATTGAGTCGGGAACGGACTGCGGAACGGCAGCGGGGGCGATTTCAAAAAGCAGCCACGCTGCCATAGCAATCAGCGCGTTACGTTCGCGCACGGCTCACTTTACTCGGGCGCCGGCCCTTCGCTGTGCTTTTTGGTTTCGGCTTCGGTTTTGGCGCGGGTTTTTTCGGCATCATGAATCCTTTCAATGCGACATTTAACGTAGCTCACGGCGGAGGGTCAAGCCTGTCAGCAATAACTTTCAGTTCTTGGTAAGATTGCCGAACTTCGGCGCGGAAATCAAGCGGCTCCATGGCGGTGTTAGCCAAAATCCAATCGACAAGGCGGACGACGACAAGGGCAACATCTTTGCCGCTTTCCCGTATTTCTTCTATGTCATCCGCAACGGATTTTTCCGCCGCAAGGCGCGCTTGTGTGGCGGGCCATTGGGCTTCAATTTCAGTAAGTGACGGCAACGGGCGCGCATCTTCCCATGTGTCCACCAACACATCATAATTTTGGGCGTTTCTGTACTCAACCGGTGGAACCAATAGATCATTAAGAATTTGGGGAATGTTCATTACGCCACCTTTTTTAGTAAAATATGCGCGTAAACCTCAACCTCACCAGTGTTTACGGCGTTCTGCGCGCCCATATCATTTGCCGGATAAATCTGCATTTCAAGAACCTTGGAGGCCGCTATGGTGAACCTCGAAATAACCTGAGCAGGGGCGTTCGGGTTTACCACATGGTTTATTCCCTGTTGGAGTGTTGCGCCGTCCGTAATGTTCTGCAACCTCAGTCGCGCCCCGGCAGGGTTGTCGGTAGATCGCTGCACCCCCGCCGAAGCAAAAAATTCATACGTTCCGGCTGCCAAGGTAATCTGATTTGATGCCAATGACCCGTGTCCGCCATCGTCAAATACTTCGACATCCAGTAAGATCGTCCGCCACGCATTTTTTAAATACGTTGCCCCGAGTGTCGAAGTTGTTTCTTGATGCTGATAAAGAAGATATTCAGGAGCAACCGAAAAGCCGGCGCTTCGGTTAACCTCGTACCAATCAGTTCCAATTAGCATAAGCGTAATGAACTTCTCGGCGGTATCAAGGCTGTAATCCGCGTCTTGTTCAAGGTGCATTTGCCCGGCGCCGGTTGCCTCATGCTTCAAGACAACCGTTCTGGCGGTGTTCGCTGCGCGCAGAATCAGGACTGTTTCGTCGGCCACGCTCGTTGTCAGGATATTAGCAAGGTTGTCGGTCGCCGCGTCGCCTTCCGTATCAACGGTGTGGTGTGAACGGTCGACGGTGATAGAACCCGTCGCAATCGTCAGTTCATCGGATGCAAGTGCCAAAGAACCGGCAACGACGTTTTGCACGGCATCGTCGCAGTTGAACGACTTTCCGCCGAACGCCGTGCAGGCTGAGTTGATGGCCTCCGCTAATACTTTTATTGGGTCCGTTATCTTCGTCTTGATCGTTGCCCAAAAAGTCTGATTGGCAGGAGTCTCGCTGCCGTCATCCGGTGGGGGAGAAGCGTTATAATTGACGATCGTCTGACTGGTAAATGGATTAACGGACGGTCCACTCATCGCTCATTCTCCGGTTTGTCATTTCGGGGAAGCGCAAGCTGTGTTGCAGCCTCGCTAATCGCCGCCCAAGTCTTTGCGTTGATCTGCCCCTTGCCGAATTTCGTCGCGCCCTCAAGCAACTTGCGTCCGCGCGGACTCAGTAACATGGCGGTCAACGTTTCGGGGAATTGCGCGCCCAACAAGCCACCGACCGCTGCTGTAATGGGATCGCCACCCGCAATACCACCGGTCAACGTTCCAATAGCGCCGCCAATGAGGCTACGCCCACCCTTGGCGGCGATGCCCTGCGCGACGATAGTACCCGCCCCCTTCCCCACCTTCCCAGCCTTTTCAAGAGCCGATATGGTCTTGTTGATTTCCGGCAGTTCGTCCTTCAAGGCATCGGCAAAGTTTTTGTCAAACTGCCTCCCTTTCGGACTGGTTCTCTGGAAAAGCCAACGACGAAGGCCGTGAATGTTGATAGCCACCGCATCCCCGCCCGCTGGCTTTGAAAACTGCGTGACTCCGCGCTCAAGGTCGCGCACCGAAAGTTCCAGTTTCGCTCGTCTGGTTGCCGCCTTGAATACCTTGGCCGCGCGGCTGGATAGGCGCTCGCTTTTTGCTATGGTGTCAAGGTCGTCAGAAAGCGCGCCGAACACCTTTTTCGCGCTGCCAAGTTTGGGGCCACCAGTAGTGGCAAATCGCTTGACCGCCGCCCCCACCATCTGCCTCACGCGAACAACGTCATCAAGATCGATAATATCGTCTACGGTTAGGCTCTCTCTCACACGCTCGATAAGCTGTAACGATTGCTTGGCTTCGGGAAAGGATGAAAACCGTTCAAGCTCCCCGGCCATGAGGTCGAGCGCCTTGACGGTTCCCTTCATATCTGCGGATGTCACCGTTGCCCCCGCCTTTCTGGCGGCTTTGAAAAGATCATCTGCGGTTCTCGCAACCATTCCTTTTTGTTTTTGCAGGATGCGGCTTCCAATAGAATCGACCGCTTCGAATGCCTCTTCTTCTCCTATGATGGCGCGCGCCTTTTTGGCGGAAGGGAGCCTGTTGAAAAGCGCGCCGCCGCCCCTCCGCACGAGTTGAACGCCCTTCCCGACGACCGGCCCCGCCCCGGCGCCCGCCGCAGCAAGTTTGATGTTGGTGTCGTCGCGGGGAGTCAATCCGAGTTCCTGACCGACAGCCTCGCCGGTTCCGCCGCCTGCCACAGCACCTAGTCCAGTCCCGACTCCCGGACCGAGCGCAGCCGTACCAAGGACGACGCCGCCAACAGTCCCGACACTTCCCGGTGCCATTTCAATGGCGGTTCTGAAAATATCCGGCAACCCCTGTACTGCCGCGCGCACAGCCCCGCGAACTTCTGGCGGCACGACGCCAAACGGACCCTCTTCACCCGGCCCGGCCTTTAGTTCGCCAAATGGCGTTTCCTGAAAACCACCTGCCGAGGGGCGGGGTTGGGAAGCGCGCAAAATGATATCGGCTTCCTCCGGCGTCGGCACAGCACCGCCGATTTCGACAATCCCAAGCCCTTCAACGTTAATTTTGCCCATTATTGCCCCACAATTTTCTTTAGTTCGTCTATGGTAAATTTAGGGGTGACTTCGGGCGTTTCTTCTTCCAGCGGCGCTGTGCCACTGATTCCAAACCGCTTTTCGAGACTGTCGGCGCGCCGATCAAAGATATCGTTGATAAATTTCAGGCGGTTGATGACCTGTTTCGAGCCGGTGAGCCCACGCAGATTGACGTCCTTGATCGACCTTTTGATGACATCAGCCGGGATGCGCTGGTCCGGGGTACGCATTCTGGCGAGCGCCAAACCCACGCTGTTTTCGATGATATCGAGGACCGAAAGCGTCGGGCTGTTGAATAGGGTTTCCGCTTCGTCAAGGCCGAGTTCAGTCTGTTCAAGCGCAACTGTTTTAGCTTCCTCAAACAGACTTTCCATACCGAGGTCGGAAATGACGCTCAAGGCCGTTTGACCCTTCGCACGCAACGAACCGCCCACGCCGACCAAGGTGGGATCGGTTTCCAGTTGCGCCAACAGGTTCGTGACCGGTGTCCGCGCTTCGTTGATGAAGGCAAGTTGCTGTTCTGCCTTGACGCGACCGCGCCCCTTTGCTGACGCCGCCGACGTGTCTTCGGTCTTTTTTTCCGGCGTTTTCAGCGATCCCAATTGTCCCTCTGTCAACGCAGACAAAGGTGTGCCGAGGGGAACGTCCAATTCGCGGGCCAACTCGGGGGATATGGGCTTCGCCAATTCCTCTGCCCTTTGCATGTCGGGGCTGTTTTCCGCCAAGAACCTGGCTTGCGAGACAAGAGAGTTTGCCTCTGAGGTCAAACCGGCAGCAAACAATTTCTGCGCGCCGGAAAACATCCTGGCGACGGACTTGGCGTCTTCGCTGGCACCCGCATCCCCAAACGGGGTTTCGACGGACGGTGAAAGAGGATCGGCTTTCGCTTGTTTGAGAATAGTTTTCATCACGTCTGCCCGACCGAGAAGTTTTTCTTGCTCTTTCAGACGTGCCTCTTCTGCCGGGTCTTCGATACCCAATTGCCGGTTGACTGCCGCGCCCTGTTTGTCGGCTGGAATATTCCCTGCACCGACTATTTCGCGCGCCTTCGCAATCGCCGATTGACCCGCTGTTTTCGCCACGTCACCCGGCGTCGCCGTCAGCGAAATGCTCTCGTTCAGCTTTTGCAGGGATGTACCTTCGGGCAAGCCCAGTCGGAAATCCAGCAAATTGAGTTGTTGTTGAAATTGGGGGCTGCCGTACAGCGTTTTTACCTGATCGACTTTGCCCGTCTTGGCCGCATCAATGCCTTGCTTCAAAATGGCGTCGAATTCGGTCTGCGCCGTCTTGCGCTGCTTACCCTGAATGTCGGCGGCATTCTTTTGCTCGCGCAGCCTTACTTCCTTGCCCGCAAGAGCGGTCCTCGTGCCGCTTCCAAATCCTTCGGCGAACCCACCCAATGCCGCGCCCGAAATAGCCATTTCGTTATCCTAACCAAAAGCCAGTGACGGGAATATTTTTTTGGTTGCGGCTGACCCCGCCGCCTCAAGCGACGGACCAAACGCCGTTCCCAACAGTGTCCCGAAGAATTGGCCGGTGCCTTGCGATTCCGCAAGCTGAATTGATTTCGCGGTTTGCGCGTTGGAATTCAGCAGATTGGCGACCGCTGTCGAAAAACTCGCCGACAACTGCAATTCCTGCAATTCCCGCTGCAAAGCCGTGTTGATTTGGCCAAACTCAAAATCCAGAAGTTTCAAATTCGTGTCGACTTCTTCGAGGAAAGATTGGGCTTCGGCTTCGCCGCGCAGCTTGCCGCCTTCGAGTTCGGCCCGCGCCTCGGCATCAACGGCAAATTGCGACCCGAGAATTTTGCGACGCGCTGCGTTTGAACGCAGGCTGCCAATCGCGCGGTCCCTGGCGGTGTTTACCTCGTCAATGCGCGCCTTCCTGATCGAACTGAAACCGGGCCTGACCTGTCCGCGGATGGCATCTACATCGCTCAAAAGACGGGGGAATCTGTCGCCAAACGCACCCTGCGGAGCGGAGCCTTTTTTCCTCAGTCGCGTTGTGACGTTCGGGCTCAAGCCGTCGCCGATGGACCCCGAACCAGTAAGCCCAAAGGCATCCGTTTCAGCGACCAAATTCGCCGAAATCGGAAACCCGTCGCCGCTATCGCTGAAAATACCAGGCATGTCAATTTCCTATTTGCCTCATATGAGGTATCACCATGCGCCCAAAAGGTCAAACTGCGCCTGCGCTTGGCCTTCTGGAAATGAAGATCATCGAATCATTTCCCGCCTCAAAACCGAACCAATCTTCGGCCTTTCCAACGCGCTTCATGATGCCGTGCTTACAAACGTGCGTGTAGAAAGGCCAGTCCTCTTTTTTGGCTGGCACGACAACGAGAAATTGCCTGCGTAACTCGTTCACCAAATGGACAACGCTTTCCATCTTCTGTCGCGGCATGGCCCATGAAAACCACGAAACATGCGGTTCAACCCTGTGACCGTGCGACGCCATCAACATTAAACCGACCGGAATATGGCCTTTCGGGCTGGCGGCTTCCAAAACATACGCCGCGCCGGAACCCGCGATCCGGTCAACCATTTGATCCAAAAATTCTTCTTTATCGGCACCATCCATGAACCCCGGAAACGAGCCGCGCTTCCACGCAACCGTCAAAACGCCCAAGTCCTTTTCAGTGAAAAACCGGAAGCGGGGTCGGCGACGCAAGGTTCGAGTCAGTCGCGGCTTTCCCTTCTCAGGTGGTTGCGACGAATTCGAAACCTGCTTCCTGGATGATAAATTCTTTTGCGCCGCCCGCTTCGAGCCTGACCTGGAAGACTTCGGAACTTCCGGGTGAACTGATGGTTTTTCGAGTGTATCGACCGTCATATTTTTGTCCAAAGTAAAAGAGGCCGCCAAAATAAACCGCCCCGCCGAAAACCGGGGCATTCGGCGACGGGGTAAGGACTAAAGCCGTCGGTCCCTGCTCCTTCAATTCCCTGCCGCTGAATTCGAGCGTGTAATTCACCGTCTCTTGGAACAACGGGCGGAAGGAAAGCCAGCCATTGACATCGCTCACTTGGCTGTCTGGTGGACCTTCGAACATTTTGGAAAGTCTGACGACATTAATATCATCGGTGCCGCCGTCCTGGCCGCCGTTCCCCTCCATTTCGTAAATTGCGCCGTCGGGTCCGCCCATATATGTCGTTTCAAGGCCATCCGTCGGGCGGCGCATAACCCACGCCGTTATCGGCTGGAAATTCAGGGGGTGCGTGGTTTCATAGATCGACCACGGCGACAAATCTGAAACTTCTTCGCCGAAAGAAATCCGGCGCACGTTTTCGTCAATGAAATCTTTCTGGAAAACGCCGAGGAATTCCTGCTTGTTCGAGAAGAAATAGATTTTCTGGAAACGCGGATTGAAAATAACCGCCCAATCGTCGATTTCCGTGACGAGGTTGGCAATCCAGCGGCTTAAATCGTCCGTGGCGACGTCGCCAAGGCGGTCGGTGGCAAACAGTGTTTCGATCTTCCCCGCGCGCCCGTAGGCAACATCGTTGCCGATAAAGGCCATCGCTTCGTCGCCAACGGCCCCGCTATTCGCGTAAAGCTCCGCAATCGAGAAATCCTTGGCGTCTGTGCCGGACAGTTTGAATATCCGACCTTCCCGCGACGAAAAGTTTATCAGGCCGAACGCTTCGACGATAAAATTGACTGGGCGCAAATCAGGCGTCAGAAGGAAAAACGGGTCTTCGACGTTCAGCGCGCTAGACGGTCGATCCGTCACACTCAGCGTATTGATGTCGGAGAGCTTGGAACCAACGATCATGTGCGGCGTGGCGGTCGTGGCAATGACATTCGCGAAGAACCCGCGCTCATCGTGAACGAGAAGGTATTTCGCGAAGAAATCGGTTGCCAGATTGGTCGACATCGCCTGAAACGTCGTGCCGTCCCATTCCATGACAACCTGAACCAGCGAAAGGTCTGTGATGATGACTTTTTCGTCAAGCGTGAAGTTGTGGGTTTGGCGAGGCCCGCGCAATTTGGCCCCGGAATTGACCGCGCCAACAGAGGTAAATCCCGTGGCTGTGCCGTCCCACTCGTACACCGTTCCGCCCGCTTGGATCAGTGTAGAAAGCGTGCCGTCCTGCTTTTCAAGCTGCGCGTAGCCGTTGATGGATTCGCCGTTGGTTGCCGTCGCCACGAGATCAAACGCGGAGCGTCGGCGAAGTTCCGTATTGTCGAGTTTCAGATTGAAGTTTTTGCTGCCGTCGGCGCATTCCATCGGAGCGATGTCTGCCGGGCTGGCGACGGTATTTATACCCGCACCAAACTTGATGATGATCCTGTTTTCTGAATTTTCAAGAGGCAGAGGCATAGGTGCGCCCATACGTTCGACGCGCCTTCGAACGGCGCAGGGTGTAAGCCGCTTGCGAAATTGCTACCTGGAAAACACCGGCATCAAATTGCTTGCGGTTTTTGCGGTCGAAAATCTGCACGACTGCGCCTTGAAGCGCGTCGACGACCGTATCGGTGAACGGGAAGGTGTCGGTTATAAGCGCCATGTTCAGGCGTTTTTCGTAAACGTAGGTGTAGACCTTCCCGTTCTCGTCAGCCGTCGGGAACGATTCAACGCGGAGCTTTCTGGTAGACGGGTTTTCGCACCACGTATTCGGCAAACCCTCGTAAGAATCGGGGTTTTTGCGGTCTTCGACGAGTTGCAAATAACCGCCAGGGTACGGCGTCAATTCCGTGACGTTGGTCCGGTCTATCGGGTTGCCGACCATTACCTCGAAGTCGGTTTCAAAAGCGTATTCGTTGACGCCGGTCAACAGCGTGATCGTTCCTTCCGCCGTTTCCCCCGAAAACACGTCGGGACGGTAAAGCTCACGAATGGCGTCGTTCCACGAATCAATCATCAAGTCGATGGCGTGCTGACGAGGCGCATCAACAAAAGTCGTCAATTCCTCATCGGCACCCTTGATGACAGCGGCCTCTTTGAGCGAGGCGTTCATGGCTTCGAGGAACGTGTAGGCCATCGGCTTAACTCAGCGGTTGGTGCATTGGCGCCGCTTCCGTAGACGGCGCGGGAGTTGGAAGGCCGCCCTCGGCGATGAAAGCCCGGAGAGCGTCGTTCGAGCCCGGCAGACCCTTCCAGCCAAGAGCGCCTGCGTCCTTCATAAGCTGCTTGCGCTCGTCGCTCATTCCGCCGCGCTTTTTCTTCGCGGGCTTGGCTTCGGTCGGGGCGGCAGGCTTGGCGCTACCGGTGACGAGTTTTGTCAGGTCGGCGACCTGCTTTTTGAGGTCGGCCACTTCGGCGTCAACGTGGGTGGCGCCTTCCTTCACCAGATGGTCAAACTTGCCCTGCCGCGCCGCAGCGATGATCATAATGACCATTTCTCGCGCGGGCATATCTCGCGGGACGATTTCCATCTTGATAAGGTCGCCGAGTTTGAGCAGCTCCGTGCGACGAAGGGCTTTGAAACCAACCCCCAATTCAGGCCGGTTTTTGCCGCCCTTTTCGAAATACTGTTCGAGAAAACTGGTTGTTGGTAGTCCGTTGGCAGCCAGGGGCATAGTTACACCTTTGTTTTGGGTTTCGCCGGGGCTTTGGGTTTACCGGCCTTCTCCATCGCAGTGAGTTCGGCAGCGAGTTCATCGCGGCTCTGCGTCATATCGAGTTTCAATTTCTTGCTTTTGCAGTATTCCCCGATTTCAGAACGGCGCATGTCAAAGAAATTCATGTTCTTGCTCCTGAAAAATATAGGCCGGGCCGAATCCCGGCCTATCTTCATCGACCGAATGGGTGGCCGATGCGTTCTTATTCGAGTTTCGTCGCGCCGGTACGAATCCCACCAATCCAATCGGCATTGAGGATTTCAGCGGCGTGCCATGCTTTCCAGCCCATCGTTGAAATTTCGCTCAACGGATCGGCTGCTCCGGCGCTGCCCTTGGCGTGGTTGATCAGGATAATGCCGGGGATTTTGTCGCCCGCCATATAAACTTCCTTGATCAGCTTGGCGTCAAGAGATAGGCACCCGTGGGCTTCCATGCCCATGACGATGGTCGTGTAGAGGTCGGCCTTGGCCCCCGTGGTCGAACGCAGAGTCGCGCTGGGATCGCCGCCGAGATCGGCATCAATGCTGCCTTCCGGCGAAGAAATGCACCGGATACCAATGCCCGCGCCCGGATAGAACCCGAATTCGCCGGGTTCAAGTTGCGTCTGGTTGGCGTAGGTGTTGGCCTTCTGGAAACCCGTAAGCGCCGTAATGTCGGAGGCGACGTCCGAATGGCAAAGCAACCAATACGAGGCCATGATCGGCGCGGTGCCGATGTTGGTGTTACCCGTGGTTTCCGGCGTGAAGGTCAGCGCCGAGTTACGGTCGAGACGGTTGACTGAGTAACGCAGTAACGCCGTTCCGATCGCATCGGTGACATCGCCGTCGGCGGTGCCGGCAGAGGCGTATTTCAGCGTCGCGTTGTCTTCGAGTTCGTTGCGTTGCAAGCGGTTCAACGAACGGCCCGCCTGAATCGCAATGATTGTTACGAGGCCGTCCGCCTGGTTCGTGTAGTTTATAAGATTGGCTTCTTCGGTCAACACCAGATGCGAACCGTATTTCAAAAGGGTCGCGGTGAGATCGGTAACGCTGGCCTGCTCGCCGGTCCTGATCGGATAGGCGACCGTGCCGGTATCTTCCGAGATTGCCGTGGTCGTGGGGTCGAGGTTGTCATAACGACGCCACTTGACCGTGAAGGTTCCGCTGTGGCTGGCGAGAACGTCGCCTTCCTTGCCACCAACGAAATAAACGCAACGGGGTTTCGCGTTCCGCAAAAGAGTCTGCTGGAAAACGACGTCTACTGGACCCGAAAGTTCAGTTGTTGAGGAAATGTCTGCCATGGCTCAAAGCCTTATGCTGCGGTCACGAGCCGAGCGTCGCTTTGTGCGCTTTGAATTCGGCATCCGTCATTGCTGTCAGAGCCGAATTGTCAACGCTTTGCGCGCCCCCGCGACCAGGGGATTTACCGTTGGCAGCCGCAATCACGGCGTTTTGGTCCGCCGTGGCGTTAGCATCGACCGTTCCTCCAAGACCTTTCGCGATTTTCTTGCCAAGGCCGGAACGAACCTTGTTCCAGGTTTCGGGGTCTTCATCCCGGTTTACCCAAGCCGCCTGAACACGCTTGTCCTTCGCGGCCTCGCCTTGCATGAGCGATTCAACGATGCCAGAATCAAGACCTTTTAGAGTCTCGTTTTCCTTCTGCACCGCATCAACCGCTGTCGCTACGTCTCGGCGGACTTCACGACGTAGAATACTTTGGACGGCGGCGTTTGTCTCGTCCGCTTTGCCTTGTTCATCCTTCGCCGCCGCATCATCTGCTGCGTCTGCCCGTGCATTTTCGGCGTCGATGTCAGCCAGGATTTTATCGAGGCTTTCATCTTCGTCGTTCCCCTGCGCGCCTTGTTCCTCGGAACCGGCTGGTAGCTGGTCGTCGGAGCCATTAGCCGCAGCTTGCGGGTCGTCATTGTCAAGTGTCATGGTTATGACCTACCTTGTGGAATGAGAAACGTCAAGACCCTACGTTCCCCGGTTTCAATGCCGGTGTCGTTCGCCCATTGCTCGATAGCGGCGTCTTCGGTCCATTTGCGAATGGTATTTTTGGTCCGATTTTCACGGTACCAATCCAGAACCATCCCCAGGTTCGGGTTCAACCGGAGGTCCGTCAGCGCCGCCTTGATCTCCTCCGGCATCGGAGAAGGGGAGTATTCTTTCGGTGTCAACAATGCCTGCTTCCTCCATAATCGAGCGCCGGACTTCATCAATGTTGATCGGCGTTCCGCCAAGTTCGCGGGCCTGCGGTTCGATGGTCAACAGGGTATTCAGGGCCGCCGCGCGCTTCTGTTCCTGCTCGGCTTCCTCGAACGGCCCGCCCGCGCCGAACACTTCAAAAACGGCGTGTTCCGGCAGATGCTTGGCGGAAACTTTAATGAACGAATTCCATTGCTTGACGAATACGGTTTCGTCTTCCAGCAAAGTTTTGATGATTTCGTATTCCATCGAAAGCCACGTTGGTATCGCCCCGCTCATAAGGTCGGAAACGTAATCGACGGTTCGCACGAGCCCGCGCGTTTCCTCGCGAATGGCAGAGGACGCCGTGGTGTGGCTTTTGGCCTGTGCGCCAAGGCGCGGTTTCTGCGTTCCCGTGGTATCGCGATACATATCGCGCATTTCCATGAAAACGCGGACCATCAATTCGGGGCTGCCGACGTCCAGCGCCTTAACGCCTGTTTTCGACGGGTAGACGGCGTGCGGTTCCAGAATCGGCCCGCCCTGCGCCGCAACAGCAAAATCGTCGGGATCGTAATTGATCGGTGGCTTGGATTTCAGTTTCGCCGAATCCATCAAATCGTTGAACGCTTCCGTCGCACCTTTTTGTCCGGCACAGCCGAGCATGAGCGGGCCGACGCCATAGGCCGAGGTCACGTCGTCGCTGTGGTATTCCTGCGTGATGTAGGAACGGAACGGAAGATCGGAAATCCTGTAGCGGATTACGGTCGCGCCGCGAGAGGGCGACGTTCCGCGCGTCGTTGCCGTGCCATCGTCGGCGAACGCCACGGTAATCAGCGAATTTGGGAGGAACATCGGGCGCCCGCTATCCCGCTGCAACACCATATCGCCTTCGTATTCGGCGATTTCGATTTCCTTGGTCGTCTTGTTTTTCAGTTTGAGGGTTTTAACCGCGTCCTTGCGCCAGCCACCGGTCAGCATATTTTTGGGATCGCTTGAACCCTTCATCGCGGCCATTTTGATGTCGGCGAGCTTTTGGTTGTGCTTTTCGATGATCGCCGGGGCCAAGAGCATTCCCTCGTTCATCACCGCACTCAGGGAATCGTCCAGATAAGTCGACCACATGGAGCGCGGGATGAGGATCGGCAACTTCTTTTTCTGTCGTAGAACGCCGCGGTAAGCCTGAACGAAAACGTGTTTTTCAACAACCCGCAGGCGTCCGGCAAAGGTGCCGTATTTGTTGGCCTCGCCGTTCAGCGCGTCCCAGGCGGCCCGGAAATTGTATTGCGAGTGGTAAAAATCCATCGAACTTTTGATAATGGCGTTGGCCTCGGCCTGCCCGACGGTACTCGGAATTTCGCTGTCGTCGCCGGGTAGAAGGGATTGAAAGTCGGTCGCGCGCAGCCAGTCGTCCGTAACCGCGCCGTGGGCGCGATACCAGGAGCGGTCGTTCGGAAACGACATCCGGCGAATATCGGCCACGTTGGTTTCAAGTGTGATGGCCTGCAACGGAAGTTCGACGTTCGACATCCACGCATTCGGGTGGTTCGTTTGGTCGGATTCGTAGAGGGGGCGAGCCTCCATATTCACTTGGCGGTCGACTTCCTTCCATTTTTTTTCTTTGTCCGCGCGTTTCGTTTGGCGCCGGGTCAGTTCGTCGCCGACCTGTTCGCCCATGCGCTTCCAGTCGCCGTCGTTGAAACGCTGCTTCTTGGCTTCCCTGGGGGTCTGATCGCTCATTTGAACCGTTGCCCCTCCAAGTTGACCTTGATCCAATCTTGCGCCGCCTCAACAGCGATCTTGATCCGCGTTGCCTGCGGCGTATCCTTGCCGTGGTAGACGTACTGCCCGACGTCCAGTTGTTCCCGCGAGAGCGCCCAAAACGTACACCAGTGGGGAACCAGAAATTCAAAAACTTCTTCGCGCAAGGCCGGGCTGAATTCCATATCGGAATGATCAAAATACCGTTCGGCAATCAGAATATCGCCTTGCTTTCCCTGAACCGCGTCGAGCGGTTTGAAGCCGTGTCGTGTCGCCAACCATTCGAATTTCGCGGCCTGCATTAGTTCCCACCGATTTCGATCACGTTTCCGCACTCAGGGTTTCCGCAGCGATATTTTGCCACTTCGCGCTCGCCCTTGGCATTTTGTCCGCCCATCACGACAAGCCAGAGGTGATTTTCGCACCTCTCGCACGTCGCAATCGGCTCGGCGAGTTCAATCTGGCTGTTCAGAATCGTGTTGATTCCCGTATCGTTCATGTCCAGTTCCTCAATCCCTGCGCCTTTGGGCGTGAGAATATTGCCTGCGGCATCGGTTTCCGTTTGGCCTTGCGAATCATCATCAGGGCATACATCGCGGCCTTCAAAACATCGTCCTTTTTGGCAACGATGATCCCTTTTTTCCGGTGCAGAAACCGGTATTCCTCGAAAAACTCGTTGCATGTGTCGAATATGCGGAATCTTCCGGTTTTCATGCGGTCGTCCATATCATCAACGATGGGGACCACGGCCTGTTTACCGCCCTTGTCGTCGTCGTAACGCGCCGACTGGCTCAACATATTGACGCCTGCGCGTTTGTATTTTTTCTGCAACTGTTCGCCGTCGCTCTCCCTGTTGCCGCCATCGTGAGGCCACGCGACAGGAACCCACTCATTCGATGCGTTGATCGCCGCCGCGTGTGTCGGCACGGCAGGGATTCCAGGGTCCATCGATTTGCGCCACACGCGCGTCACATAAATAATATCGTTGTCGGTATCGTGGGCCAAATCAGCAAGTCCGAACGGATGATCGACGCCGAAATCTATGCCCTTAATCCTGCGGTAGTGGGCGGGTATTTCAAACGGCGCACAGCGGATGTCCTCAACCGGTGCCGTGAATACCCGCCCCTCACCGGCTTGCGGGACGCCATACGCGCGGCATTCTCGTTCGTGCGCCGGGTAGGCGGCGATAATTGAATCGGCTTCCTCGCGCGTGTAGTGGCCTTTCCACGCCTGCCCTTCCCACGGGGTCCCGATCTCCCAAACACCGCCCAAAACCTCATAAATCGACATCGTGACGAGGGATTTCGGGGAATCACCGGGCTTGGGGTCGATAAAGGGCTCGACAACCTCCGTCTGCCCATTATGCGGCGTAAAGGTCATGAAAATGCGCCCGGAGCGTTCGCCCTTTTTGTTTTTGGCGGCGTTCGTTCGGGTCAGGGCTTCGGCATAGATTTCCGGGGCGTGCTTGGGTTCTTCGTCGTTCCAGACAAGATCGACCTTTTTACCGGTCCAGACCTCGACGCCCTGCTGGTAGTTTTTCAGGGTAATTTGCGAAGTTCCGTCCTTCACGCCGTCGGGGTTGTAATGGTTGACGATGATGGTATCGACGACGTTTTTGACGCCAGCCTGCCGGACGGTAAACGAGACAATCGTATCGCGGGGCAGCATCCCGGTTCCGAACTCTGCCGACTTCCTATCGGGGTTTTCCATCCCGAGCAACGCCGTCTGGATAATTTCCTTGGATTTTTCGTTGGTTTCCGATCCGCACCAGATGACAATCGGGCCATCGTATCTGTAACCCGGCCACCATGAGGGATATTCCCCGGTGGCATGAAACGCCACTTCGGCGGCACCCGCGAGAGTGCCGCCTAACTGGTTGCCCTTCATCAGGAGCCGTTCGCGGAACCCTGCACCAGCAGCGTGAAACTCAAACTGCTTCGGATACGGCCTGTAAAAATGCAGCGCATTATACCTGATCCGGTCGACGACTTCCTGACGGGCTTCCTCTTGCGTGAGTTTGGGACGCGCGAGGGCCATGGGCAGTTACCACGCCCAAATGTCGACCGTCGCCAATCCAGAAGCCACATGTGTCACGATGCCCTTGGTGCGCCAAGGTTCGGTAACACACATCGGCGGCCCGAACAGCGCCCCGGTGTTGTCAGCCGAAGCATACATCGGCAACGCCCGAGCAACCGGATAATCGCCGCTCTGACCGGCGATAAAAATGGCGCTGGTCGATACCGGGACCGTCATTTTGTCCGTCGTATAATCGATGGTCAGATAACTGCCGCCGTTCGGTGAAACTTCCGTATTCACGGTTCTGTCCGCCGTCGCCGTGCCGAACCGCAAATACGTCACGACCGATTCAGGATTCAGGCACACACGAACGAACTTCGATTCAAAGCCGAAGGCGAAAACGTCCAGCGTGGCCGTCGGGGTATGGGTTGCCCCCATCGTGACATGCTTGCCGGTAATGCGCCGGATGGTGCCGCCCTCCTCGGCCAAAGCCTGACCGACAAAGGCAAAAAGAACAAAAACACTCAGGAAAGAGAGAAGTTTACGCATGAGTTGGCCCTCTGTGCGATGAAAAACGCGCGAAAAAACCGCTTAGTCCGTTAATGACCTACACCACGCGGGCGTAATCGTCAATATCAACAAAAAAAGACCCGCCGAAGCGGGCCAGTTGTTCCAGGGAGGAATCTAATTATCCGCCAGTTGCGCCCATCATCGAAAACGTGCAGGCCGTCCCCGTATTATCGGGCGACGCACCCACGGAATAAA